CTCATTGCCGACTTTGATCTGCTCTGTGCGCTTTTCTGCTGGCTTGTTTGCATCTACCTTCGCGGCGAGCTCTGCTGCCTTCGCATTGCGCAATTCGATGTCTGACATCTGCTCGATTCTTTCATCAAGCTTCTTGATTTCTACGTTTAGAGCTTCGACATTTGCAAGCTCTACTTCCGTGATGTCACGTACTTCTTCTGCTGCACGATCGACGATTTGTGCGATTAGCGCAGTCTTGGCGTCGCGCTTTTCGCGCAACGATTCTAAAAATGCGTTTGCCATTATTCCTCCTTGTATGGGCAATCGGACAAGAAGGTGTTGATCTAGGCGCGCAAGGTGTTGTCACTGCAAGGTGTTACTGCGCCGCGTCAAGGTGTTCTTCGACGTGTGAATAATACTATAAATTTTTCAATCGGTGTAAAATGTCCAATGCAACTTCGATGCGATCATCTTGTCTGGCTGCTATCGCATCTGCCCAACGTTTGCCAGCATCGCCGCCCCATAAAGCCCACGCGATTCGACCATTGCTCGGATAACCATCTTCGCCCGGTCTAAATCCTTCAGCGTCTTTATCAACTTCGTGCCGAGCAAAGAATGATCGCATTCGTAAGACCGTCGCGATTGGCAGGCTTTTGCCGCTGGCAATATCACGGGCGCGCGCTATTCCTACTGCTGTACCGCCGCGACCAAACTCACGACGCCACGCTAAACCACGTTCGGCCTCACTCCGCATCGCCGCTGTCGGCTCGTAAGTGCGTTGACGATCTTCTTTCTTCTTGCTGTATCGTGGGTGAGCTGAGTTGAGTAGGTCATTGTCACCGATATACGCTTTGTTTTTTGGCGCGCCAGTTCGAGCTAAGTATAGAAAAGCATTGACTCGCGCCATCGCCCATTGTGCTCTACCAATACCGGGTCGATGTGATGTGGAATAGGCTCCTGCCCCCCTACGATAGACAGCCTTCAGTGCACCTACGCGCACACGTGTCCACGCTGGTCGTCCAGCTTCACGCATTGCTTCGTTATGATCATCGGCTTTGGTCTGTAAAGCCTTTGTGGTCGCTGCGTTGATTGCAATCCCACCCGTCTGCGTCGCTGCCGAACCGGGTTTATTTTTGCCGCTTCCTGAAATCTGATCCTTCTTAGGAGCTGGAGCATCAGCGCGATTCTGATTTGATGCCCATCGATTGCAGTAATAGTTGGCACGTATGTTTGCATCCCATAATGTGCAATATCCATCTTCATTGTAAAGACAATTACCACATCTGCGACCTTCGGGCACATCATCGCTCGATGCTGGTCGGTAGTTGGGTGGCAGTTGACGATCGCCATACTCAGCGATGTTGATTGCTGTAAGTTGGGCTTCGGCTTGCGCTTTCGTTCTATGGCAGCCTAGTAATTCGTTGCCTAAATCTTTGACAACGGCAAAGCCGTCACAATCGGGATGATTATTAGTTACGCTGTAAGGCATTCAGAATCGCCCTAGCGTTTTCCAGATTCGGCGTTGGCGGTATCACTTCTTCGCGTACGCCAGCCACGGCAGCCAAATCGCCATACGCGCCGACCGTGACAAGTGATACTTCTGCCAAATGCGCCTTGATGCGTTCGATCACTCCATCGCTGCGCTTGCGATTCTTCAAAGGTTGAAAGCCAATCGACAGATGATCCAGCGCGCCGTCCTTGACAAGCTCCAGAGCATCCTCGCCTTCGCGCGTCTTACTAATCTTGAACTCTGCATACAAGCCTTCTTCGGTTTCACGCAGTAAGGTGGCGCGACCGATGGGATTCTTCATATCGTGGTTGCGTAAAAGTTTGACTCGATGCGCCGCCTTGATGACATCAGCGAATGCGCCCTTACGAAATATCTCAGTCGTGCCGCCGTCGATCCTTTGTTCTTTATCGTAAGGCACGGCTATACCATAAATGGTGCGACCATCGCCATCAGTGCGGACTTGAAAATCAAGCGCGTAGTAACGCTCTTCGTTATTACTCATCGATATTATCTTCCTCGCTGGAGCCTTCTACATAGTCCTCGTCCATATCAATGGGTTCATCATCGACGGGATTGATTGGGTCGCGGTTTTCCATATCTCGTACCTCATCTGCTGTCAGGAACCCGTTTGCGATTCCTATCTGGTATGCCTCGAAGCGTGACTTTGTATCCGTGCGCAATAATGTATCGTAGTCAAATCGTGCTACCTGTCCACGCACTAGAAGATCTGATAATGCCTGCTCGATACGTTCGGCGATCGGCTGTATTGACCAACGCACAAGTTGTAAGTTTTCCTGCTCGACGTTGGAATAGGTACGCGATACATTAGGCGCGCCTAGATAATACGATGGCAATCCCAATATGTTGGCTGCATCTGTCAATGATTGCACCTGTGTTTCAACCATCTGTGATTCTTGTGCGTTGCCAGATAACACTTCAAATTCCGTACTAGCATTGAGCACCGCAGGCGCGCGATTGCGACCGCTATACATTTGCAGCCACTGCGACTTCAGCGCGTCTGCCTCCTCCTGTGTCAGATCGGGATTGGCTGATTTGATGACTGCTGTGGGATTGACACCACCGTTGAAATAGCTTGCAGTGTATTCGTTGATCGCTATTGCTTTGCCAATTGCCTGTCGTTGCATATTGACAACGCCGCGTCCATAATGTTCGCCGGGTAGACAAAAGTTTCTGATATGTAATATCTCTGTCGGTGCATAATCTGTGGCATCGATGCGATAAATGACTCTGCCACGATCCTCACGAATACTGACACGATCGACTGCGACTGGAAAGAACTGGTCTGCTAACCCGTTATCTTCTGGTTCGCCCAATACGGCGTAATAATTACCGTCTAAAATCAATGATGCTGCCATTGCGCTGATTGTTTGCATTCGTGTCTGCAATGGCACAGGTCGTTCTAAAATTTTCGGGCACGGTTTTACTTCGCGACCTTTCCGGTAGGCATTTAGATCTAATGCTCCAATGGCATCTGCGATGAGTGTCGTGCCTCGAAATAGAGCTGGCACGCCCAGTGTTGTATTTGTATCGACATACGTGCCTGACCAATTACTCTGAAAGGCTCGTCCAACCCGACCTAATGAATCGACATACCCGGCAGATGTGTAGACCACCGATGGCTGGATACCTCGTTTGAGTAATTTACCTAGCATCGCGCGATTCTCCCCGTTCTAAGGCAATCCCAAATAATAAACAAAAGGAGCCTGCTAATACTATCGCAAACGTGGTATTGAGTTGTGCTGCCCCGTAACAAATCAAGACGGAGCCAATCACCTGTAAGGCTATAAATGCGGCTTTCAAAATATCTTACTCCTTTGCACTGGCTGTTCTATTGGTTTGTTGACCACTCCATATCTAGCCAATGTCGCAGCGACCAATGGTGTGATGTTGTTTGTATCGTGTCTGCGCCACGCCCACGAATCCCCTAATGCTCGACGACTCGACCCAATGATGGCTTGTCGCAGATTGGGATCATCAAGGTGGCAGATGGTTCTAGCTTGAACCGCATCGTAGAAGCTGCCACAGGCACGGGCATAATCACGCAAACCTAAGGATATGACTGTGATACCTGCGTTTTCTAATTGCACAATCAGACTGCTGGCTGGTGCACCTTGATCGATGACCACTGGTGCCTTCCACCGTTGAGCGATCTCAATCAAGCGATCTGCAACCCAGTTTGCTCCGTCTTTTGCTTCGACGATTTCTACTGGTGTCAGACCATTGACTAAACCAGATACCGCGATCGCCGACTTATCACGCACTGGTGATATATCTACCCCCAAGACGACATCTTTGCCAACCGTCACATCTGTTCGTGCAAGGCCGTCCCATAGGTCAGTCGGAATCACTTGGACGGCTTCGATGGCTGGCCACACATTGAGCCATTCTTTTGTAAAAATCTCTGGGCTGCTGGTATGTGCAGCCTCCCGTACTGCATCAAGTAAGACGCCGTTTTTCTGACCGAGCGTTGGTATGGCTTCGCGCCAGACGCCTTCATCAAGATAATCAAATTTGTCTTGTTGTGGCGACCATTCAAACCACGCGAGTTGTGTCGAGCGATCATCGATTCGACTATGCGCTACGGTGCGGAAATGCTCTAATAACTGTGACCGACCGGGTATGCCAGCATTGCTCACGATCCATAGTTGTCCAGATCGACGTGTTGCCAGCGTTGGTTGTAATGATGCTAAGAGCGACAATGGGTGAGTCAGAGCTTCATCGATTACCATTAGGTTCAAACTCAGACCGCGCGCACCTTTATCATTGGGCGTGACAATCCCATAGCTTGAGCCATTCTTCATATACAGGCGTTCAGATCCGTTGATATAACTAATCTTATGAATCTGACGTGCAATCTGTGGTGTGCGTTCAAAGCTTTGCACGTGCTCTAACCACTTTAGTTTGGCCATTGCTCGATCTTGTGCTGTGTAGGCGATGTGTTTGCGAGCTTGTAGTAGTTCGAAAGCGATTCGTACTTCGATAAGTTTGCTTTTGCCGCCTTGTCTACCAACACTTGCGCCGACTGTTCGAAAAATGTAATGACCGTCCTTACGCTCTAGGGCAACATCGGCAACACGACGTTGCCAATCGAAAAGTTCAAACCCCATCAGATTGGCCACTCGCGATAGTTTCTCGCCATCGGTCGGTAAAGATAGATCGCGCGCTGTCGCCCATCGGGGCTCGCACCGTGTCATTGTGTCCATAGATCTTCGATATTTTCTACTAGCGCAAGCTTTGCCCAGATTTCGCGCAGCTCTTTAGATATGGCAGGCACGCTTGATATGTTGTTGCCTGACTCCTCAATCCGATCCCACGCGCTTGTCAAACCTATCAATGTGGATTTTGTCAAGGCATCAATGTCTGTGCGATGACGCAGCATCTTGCGTAGAGCGCGCGTATGTCTGCCCGTCTTTCTCCTACCACGCACGGCTACGTCGGACGGCTTTTCGCTTTCGATTGCCATAGATTGCCCCCCTTGAAAAATTACAATGCTCGCACGCCGGGTAGAGCTGACCTTGCCATTGATCCGAATTTTCAAACTCAGCCAATGGTGGGACGTGATCCAATGTTGTCGCTGGTCGGATTTTGCAGTAATAACAGACCGGATTTGTAGCCAACGCAATTTTCTTCATTTGTTTGTAAATTTTTGTGTATCTAGGTTTGCTTGCCATTATTGTCCTATTTTGTCACATTTTGTTATCTAATTTGAGCGTGGTTTCCGCAGGGGGGAGATACGGAAGGAACGCGCGGCCTGTCGCGTGCAAATAAAAAAAGGAAAAAATGCGCATTACTTATCAATCTTTAATGTCTGTTCAATGCTCTGATGCCGCGCCGTGTTATAGCGCGAGTAATCGCTGTGATGCTCTTTGCTCATCCAATATCTGCGTTGGTGTTTCAGCTGTGCACCCGTATGTGCGTACATCTTATGACCCAATGCCTTGATACGTATCGACCAGAAGATGTCCTCACCGACCCAGTGACCGTTCAATGGCATATCGCGATACCAGCACCATTTGTCAACTTCGTGATCCTTGTCTGCCTTGTCGCGCATTTCTTCCCAGATCCGACGATGCACCAAGATACATCCTGTACCTGCTGCATCAATTTCGATGACGCTATCTTCCGGGTAATCGTGCACTGCATACAAGCCTTCGCCATCTGTGCCCATCTTGAAGATACACGGAACTGGCTCTGGATATATCTGGCCTGATTCCCAC